TTTTGTGGTTTAACTTCTATTAATTCAACTTGCATTTTGCCCTGAGCATCTGCATATTGTATAAAAAAATCAGGAACATATACTGTTCCTTTACCAGTGAATGGATCTTTATAGGGTATTTTAATTGCTTCACTAGCCCACTTTAGTATGCGAGCATCTGAGTCACAGAATCGCATAAAGTGCCATTCCCAAGAGCTACGATATGTTGGAGTTTTGTTTCCTACATACTTGTCTGGGTTAACTAGTGTGTATTTTCCTTGTGCAAAGCGAGCCATTACTGTATAATATTTCGACTCTCAACAGTTTCTTCAACACTAGTTAATTTATATCCTAGAGCAGATCGCCTGTCTCTATAAACGTTAAGTACTTCTGTTACTACCTTACTTAATTGCGCTTCGCTTAACCCTTTTAATGTGTCAAGCAATTCAAAAGGATTTACATTTTCTAATCTAGATTGATTTAACAATACAATTGATGTGCTTCGAGCAGCACTGTCGTCAAATCCTCTTTTTAAAAAGAATCCAACAATTGCATCAATTTGATTTGTTGGAAATGTAATTTGATGTAAGAAATATTTGTCAAAGAAATTTCTAACTTCATCACTACTATCTGCTGAAGTACGTTTAGGTAAATTACTTGTTTGTTCAACTGCCATTTTATGCCTTATTTACTACTCGTCTTGCAGTAGCAGATGTTTTATTATCTCTATCGCTTAATGGAAATGATGTATTATTAAATGCGCCGTTGCCGGCTGCTGCTCCTATTGCTGCGCCGACAGCCGCTCCTATTGCCGCTCCTATTGCCGCTCCAAGCACAATGTTTTTTGTAGAATTTGCGGAACCTTGAGGTGTTAATCCTACTACATTGTTGTATGTATTAATTGATGCGTTATTAGCTGGTAATGTTTTAAAGGTAGATGACGGGTCAGTTTTTCTAGTCTCAGTACCAAACACTTGTGCTGCACCGTTCTTTTGTCCGTTAGGAACTCCAGAAACAGGTGATGAGCCTCCACCTGCTGTACGCAAAGGACTAGGTGTTGAGTCATATCCCTGGTTACCAAAGTTAGGAGGACTGCCAGCACCTGCGCTGCCACCGTCAAATGTTACAGCATCATACGCCACCGTTAACGTGTGCTCTGCAGGTGATGAACTTGTCCAATCAAAGTTATCACTTGACCATGCAGTAATAACTGGATTAATTAATGTATAACCGGACCAACTGCGTTTTGCAAAGGTATGCACTTTAATGTAATTTAAAAACGGTACTATAGGTTGATTTTCTAAACCATAACTAGTAAAATTAGGTCCTAAACTTTTTCCATACAACCCTGCTTTTGCTGCACCGTGGTCGCCAAATGTGTAAGCATAGTAACTTTCCCACAATTTTCTAGCAACGCCTGAGTTGTCATCATACAATTTAAATGTTATAGGACTGTATGTAATACCGGTCATAATGACATTTTTTTTATTATACTGATTAGCAGTTTCAGTTGTTACTGCAAACTTAGGAGTATCAGCAGTTTTTGCTAACATACTTAGTTGAGCATTTGAACCTCCAAGTGTACTGAATACAACATGGTGTTGAAACTTTAGCCTCGGAGCTAGTGCAAAATCGCCGTCAACAAATGCTCGTGCGGCATGTTGAAAGTCGCGTAATGCAGGACCTGAACTGATGAATTGTCTATTAGCGTAACTTGGCATAGTAATATTTATCCATCCCTATTAACTGGGTAGATAATAAAAATCACAAAAAAAGCAGCCTAAGCTGCTTTTCTTGAAGTTATTTAAACACCGCCGCCTGTTGCGTTTGTGCCAGTAGTACGTGCTACAGTAGCACCAATACCTGCACCAGTCGGAATTTGTAAACAGTTATCTGGCTGAATTGACAAGTCAATTTGCATTGGACCTTGTTCAGCATAACTCAAGTTCTGGTAGTTAGCAGTTACAATGTAGCATCCGTAGCATTCCCATGTTTCTAAAACGTTTGGTGTGCTTGCGCCGTTGCCGCCGTCAAGTACTTCAATACGTAATGTAAACTTATAGTCAACTGCACTAGCTGCTGATGCTTGTTCAAAGAAGTCAAACTGCTTTTGCATCTGTTCGCCTACTAGTTTACTAACTTGACCGGTTACGTCATCACGTAAACTGATTGCCATCGGTTGCCATGTGTGCTTACCAGCATAGTTGATTTTACTGTTGTAAATTTCAATTACTTGGTTTGCAAACTGTACGTTTGGCTTAACAGCAGTAATGACCTGTTTAGTAAGTTCTGTAGTCGGTGTTGATACACCAAAGTTTTCAAACATCACTCTAAAGCGATATTTCAACTTTGGCATCAACATGCCTTGTGTGCTAGCAGATTGATCGCTAGCTAGGGGCACTGTAAATCTTGATAATGTTGCGATTGCCATGTTATTCTTCCTTTATATTATAGACCTGCGATTTCGCCAGTATTCTTCAAACGTAGTGGAATGTAGATAAATTCAACTGCTTTGACTGGTTCAATTGCAATGTCAATCCATAGCTCGTTTCTATCGATTCTGTTTGGAGTATTGTTACTTTCATCACAAACTACCAAATAGTCATATAGAGCACGTTGTCCGACTAGCTCTAACAACAGACTTTCGACTGCGCCTTTAACTTCGTCTCTAGTGATTTTATCATTAGGTTCAAAAATGTATGGCTTAGCTAGGATGCTTAGTTGTCTACGTAAGTAAATTACTAAACGTGCTACGTTAATACGATCTAAAGCACTGGCTGCGCGAGCACGTGTCTTTTGTCCGTAGTTAACTAATCCTGTTCCAGTAAAGAATGTGATCGGGTTAACTTTTGTTTCATATAGTGTATCACGTTGTCCGTTGTTCAATGCAACTGACTTGAATTCACCTTCTGAACTGATATAACCAACTGCTGTTGCGTTAGTAATACCACCACGACGTACACCAGCTGGCGCAAACCATGGATAGCTAACTTGGTCGCTTAGAGCAATAGTTCTTAAAATCATGTGACTTGGAGGAACTGCAATGTTATTGCCAGCGTTATCACTTGTGAAGCCCCATGGATAGAACATAGCCATATATTCATCGAAACTAGCTGCGCCAATATCGTTGTCTTCTAATGCACCGTCTGCGTTATTACCCCATGCAAGCAATGAAGTTGCATCTGGAGTTAGACGAGCTGGAGTATCACCAACTACAAACGCTGTTAATCCACGATCATAGTTTAAGTTAACCATTTCGCCAATTAGTTCAGGATATCCTGGGCAAGCGATCAAGTTAAAAATACGTCCGTCTTCGTCACGGATTTGTTGATTGCTATTAGCTGTAGCCTGTAGAGCTTTAACAACTACTGCACGTTGTGACTTACGACCAAAACTACCTGAGCCATCGGCTTGATTGCCAGATGCAGTCACCCAACGGTGTGGCCAGTAATCGGCTTGCGACTCGCCACCAGTATTTGATGGGTCATAACGAACGTTGTCTTCAGCTGTGTCAATATAGTCACGTTTGAATTCTTTTACATTGAACCCGCTTCGACGTAGGTTCCATAGCAACATACCACGTGGATATAATGCTGGGTCCGGAGCGTCTGGGTCTAGGTAATCGCTAGTCAATAATGATACAATAGAACCAGCTTCGTAGCTGTTTATACCACTAGTGTTATATCGTGCATCAGCAAATAAAACACCATCTTCAGATGTTTGATCTGTTGTGTCTAATAAAATCCATCTTTTTGCAATAGGTACATTTTCTAGATCAAAATTGAACTTGTAAATTTGTGGGAAGTTCTCTATGTCAGCTGTGCTAACCCATAAGTCACCTGTAACTAATGCTGTACCATCACTTTGTGTTTCTGGAGCAGTTGCACTAACAATTGGACCTTCTGGATCTGTACCAGTATACTCATCAAAGTTTTGATAACCTACCCAGTTATCGCCATCATGTACCATAAGATCGACTTCGTCGATTACTGAACTATACCATAGTCTACCTTCTGCTGGGATACGACTTGGAGCATCATTGCTTGCAGAATAAACTAACGGCACCCAGTTACTAGCAATTAAGTCATGAACTAAATCGCCACTTGGTGCATTTTGCAAATATTCAGTAGCGCCTGCATTCGAGGCGCCCGGTTCGTAGTTGTATGCAGCAAATCCGTATAAGGTTAAAGGATTAGCAACATCGCCTTTTGCAGAACCGTTAATAATTCTAAATTCGCCACCTAAACGATGACTAATAGTAATTCGGAATTGGCTATCAACAGATGCTTCGATATTACTAAAATTTGCTGCGTTAATTGCAGTAGCTAAAGCTGCTGCATCACCTTGTGTGCCTGTAGTAGTCCATGTAACAGTCTTGTTGCTGTAAGTGCCATCGCCATCGTAGTCACCAAGTACTGTACTATCTAATACGCTTTCTGCAATTTTAATTGTTCTAGAAACAGTACCAGTTCCAACACCTGCTGGATTAGCTACTGATCTAATCTGTGTCATTGCACTAGTTCCGCTTCGTCTCCAAACTTTCCATTCTGCAATTCTTGGAGTATCATCTGTACCGTTTTGTTCAGTGTAATTAGCCTGAACATATAGTTGGCCAACTGCTAAGTTCTTGCCGCCACCGGATTTATCAAGATTATAAATTGCTTCCTGGCCAGTTAGATAAACAGGAGAATTAACTGTTTCCCATGCTAGGGTAGTTTCGTTCCAACGCTTAACACGGAAACGAGCACCTAGATTAGGCTCAGTTGTTTTTAACCATATACTACCTGTTGGACGAGGTCCAGCAGCAGTACTCTTGTATTGTGGTGGTTGTGTGTGCGGAGTAATTTGCAATCTTGGAGCATAGTATGTTCCTGTTTTAATACCTAACGCACTAACTGAAGCCGATGCTCCAACTAGAGGAGCAGTTTCTGCAGCAGTTGTTCCGGCTGCAATAGTAATTGCATTACTAGTTGCACTGTCTGTCGGATCTCCACCAACTGTTCCGTCGCAGTAAATTTCTAGTTTACCGTTAACACGAGCAGCAGTAATGCCAGTTCCGTCCATGACATCGTTAATGTTATCAACTAATTCTTGTAAAGATGCACCAAATGCGATGCCTGCACTAGTAACACCGTCAGCAGTAATTGTTAATGTATTACCTGCTGTTGCTGTAGGATTTACAGCAGAACCAGTAATAGTTGGCCATGCTTTAAACCATTCATCAGTTCCCACTTTAACCCACTGTCCTGGAGTTTGACCAGGAGCTACACCGCGGCTCTTATACCATACTGTACCTGGAACTGATGTTGTTAGTGCTGGAGTATTTGAGTCTGCATCAGTCATAACAACGGCATAATCACCGATTGAACCAATTGAAGATAATGGTGCTAGACCATAATCTGTGTCAACTACTTGAGTTGGATCTGTAATTACACGTGGAATTTTATTAGTAAACTTTTGTCCACCTCTAGTAATAGCACTTGCTCCATTCCATTCAAAGATACCAAATGCTGTAATTTGTGTATCTAACCAGTGCGTACCATTTGCAGGTGTTGCATCTGGTTCAGTTGCTTGGGCATCTAATTGTGCTAGATCTAAGTCAGCACGTACAACAAATGCACGATTGCTAACACCTAGTAAACTGTATGCGGCTTGTAGACCGTATTCGTTTTGCTCGCCACCGTGAACTGGATTATTGCTTGCGTCTGTCTTGAAGATTGGATCACCAAATGTGTCTCCAAGATCTCTCTGACTTGTTAGAAGATAAACTTCTCCAGCGTTAGCTTTAAGTGTACCCGGGGCGGTTCCGGTAGCTCCGCTGTTTGCTTTATTTTCAGCAGAAGCTACAATAATTAAAGGTACTGTACCTGGTGCTGCTGGTGTATAAAATGATTCGTCAATTACTTTGACTTCTACGCCTGGTGAACTTAATGCCATCTTTGGAATCTCCTAAGGTTTTTGTTCTACTAGTATTTATTGATAAAAACAAAAATTGGCTTGTTATAACCCACCAAAAAGGCGTCGAAAAGGGCAGCTAAATACACTATGATAAGACCACTATGCGGATGCGGGCTAAGACCAGCTGCTATTAACTATCGTAAAGAAGGTAGAGTATTCTATCGCTCTAAATGCGAAGTGTGCGCTCGATATGGGGGAATAGGCAAAGGTATGCCCAAGTGGTATCAAGATGGATATCGCATGAAGTCAGAATGCGATAAGTGTGGCTATAAAAGCAAGTATAAGGAACAGTTTAATGTGTTCCACGTAGACGGGAATCTAAATAACTCCCGTCCTGCAAATCTTAAGACAGTGTGTGCAAACTGCCAAAGGACTCTCCATAAGGAGGGTTTTCAATGGAAGCAGGGGTCTCTAAAACCAGACTTTTAACTTGTGCAAACAAGTCATCAATAGTGGCATTGTTATCTAGAACTAAGTCAAACTTAGTTCCAACCCATGCAGTTTCACTAGCATGTATTCCCAATTTTTGCATACGTACTTTAGCAGTCATATAAGTTATACAACGGTCACCTGCATTCATATCTATAGCATCTTGATACCAGTCTGGCTCAGGTCCTCGAACTACACGTACTACAATGCCACCTGCATCTTTAATTGATTTAATTTCGTTAGGGAAGCGACAGTCACTAATAACAATGTCGTCTCGGCTGTTTCGGAGTTTATTTTCAAGGCTGGCAATCCAAATGTCATCGTGAAATGCTCGACGGCACACTTCTGTTCCCCAATATTGTAAGACCCAACGAGGAGTAAGAGTTGGAATGCCGAGTCGGTCTGCCCACCAAGGATCTACTTGTTCACGCCATTCACGGGC